ACGAAGACCACAAAACCAGATAAAAAATAAAAACCACAAGAGGGTCTTAAGGATCAAAGTTTTTTTCATACTTAAAGTTTGGAGTCTCCTCATGATTTTTTAATCTCTCCAAGAGTTTTCCTCGTGTAGGTCACTCTTCAACATCAGTATAGACCGGTCTTCTTTTGAAATTCGTCTATTGATCCATTCAATCATTCCTGTGTTTCTTCGCAAATTTGACCATTTCAAATGATTATCCACTGTACGACATAGCTGATTGAACAAGATCTCATTGAATGGATTTAGACGAACTTGGTTTCGGACCAATTCCAGAGATCTGATCCAGTTCCCGATTGGGGCCAAGGAGTCTGAAGTTCGGGTATCTTTTGGGAGCCCATCACCTCTAGTACTCCACTTCTGCTTGTATCCTCCTTTTACTGAAACAGCCTCCCACCTAATCGGGAATGATTGCTGGATAACTGCTAAACACTGTTGATATAGTGGAATGTCTTTCTCCATCAAACTCAGCCAAAAGCTTATACCAGTTATAGCGATCCCCACATTTTGTGCAATTCCATCTGATGGGGGGTTCGGAGGTATCGGTCCTACTCTGATATGATTGATGTTATAATACGATATAATCGCCATATAAAAAAGGCTAATGGTCAATAAATCTGCAGGTCTATCAGATGATTTTAAGGCAGCCGCATGAGACACACCCGTGGGTACTCCGAATATTTGTAGCATAGTCTCAATGTTTACAAAAGGATCAGGAATGAATTGGGAGGGAATACCTGTCAAGGTAAAGTATGTACTAACCTTCTTTGCTCTGGCAAATTCCTGTTCTGATGACTGGAATGCGTACAGGTTTTTCCAGGATTCATTGATGGAAGACCAATCGGGATTGGGTTCATCGATTAATTTCTTCAAACCTTTACATACCATATATACTTCAGACGTTTGAGAACTACTAAATTCTGTTTGAACTAAGTCGACCGTCTTGAACATGGGACCAAGGATTGTTACTGCATTCTTTTCGCTCTCACAAATATATGTTCCATAAGTCTTGTAGATTAAAACTCCTTGCTCATCCAAAATCCGGTGCACATAATTTCTAACATTCGTCTCAATTTTCAGGCTAGTAGAAGAATCCCGAACTTCCATATCCATTACAATTAAATCAATTTGAAGCCCCAAGCCTGCTTTGAGTCGGAGGAAATAGTCCCAAGTCCTTGGGTCACATAAGTCAGATGGATATTCCCAACATGTTTCACCATTTACACATCTCGATTTATCTCCTCCTAAAGTTTCTAGGGCACTGGGGGGCTCAGGAGAGGCGCCTCGCATGACTGACCCTGATAATTCTAACAGACTATTGAATATTCCTCTGCTATGCACATTTTCTCGTAGTAATGCAGCAGTCATCCCTCCGGAGCCGTCTCCACAACTCAAGAAGTCCCTGTAATGGATTCCCATTCCATGTAATATACTCCGAATTTTATAATGAGCGCCAGTTGGTAATTGGCCCAACCTGATTCCGGACAGCAGGGGATTTTGGATTCTTGGAGGCATCTCTAGCATCTTTGGGTAAGGGGTGGTCGTATAATAAACAGGGATTGTTGTAATTGTCCCTCTGGATTCCCTTCCCCAAGGGGGATAGCTCATGTCTTTATTATTATCCTTAGCAATCCCGAACTTGCAAGCATGTCTGATTTCCTCTGGACACAATAATATGTCCTTGGTGAAGAATTTCACATGTATGTCTTCCCACCCCTCTCCTGATCTTAGCAATGAAGAAAGATTTGCCAGCTCTCTCAACTCATTCTTATCTTTCCCAGATAAAAATGGCTTGTATAGGATTTGCAAGAGGGTGGTGGAAATAGAGAATGGTCCAATGAAGTCTATGGATAAGACATCTGAGAATAACCATAATTGTGAATAATGTGATCTGTATTTTCCCTTTTCAATTAGACGGCATTGGTATTTGAAGTAATTTCTGACAATCACCCCCATATCACGGTTGCTTGTCGGATAGGAGGTTGGGATCTTGTGGGGAATCGTTTCTAATTCGTCTCTAATAGGTCCTGATCTAGTAAGAGAAAGGAATGGAGGTGATACACTCAATTTATCAATCAAGTAAATCAAACCTCCGTACACTGCGTTGGCCGGCCTCTTCAAATGAGCCAGACTTCTCCGGTGTATTACTTGGCAGCAACTTGCTCTCATTAATCCGTCTAGCAACCCTTTTAAGAAACCTCGACCTCTAATACGACCTTGTATAGATAGAGGAAATAGAGAACTGTCCTCGGCATGAGTAGATTTTCTATACGCCAAGTCTCCATATAGAAAACCTATACATCTGCCGACTTGATAGGATTGCTCAGCAGGTGCTAAATTCTTCCAATTCCCTTCTAAAGGATAGATCTGTTTTATCTCTTGTCCCCACGAACCTTCCCCATTCCTCCATGTCTTCAGCACATGGGATACATCTGGGGGCGTGTAGTCCATACTTGAGTCCAGGGTGATCTCTTCTATGGGTCTCAAACAGGACTTACAGGCAATATGATAATGATCTGTACAACTGGTGATCCATCCGTCTCTTGCAACAGTGGTGGTAATTTGAGCATAGAGCAACGTTGCTTGGAATAAAAAGTCGAAATTCTGATCTCCCAGATCCCTCATGGTGTCTGTAGTTGCCATCAACCTGGTCAATGCTGCAGTGCTCTGAGATGCGAACCCACCATGGCTCATCCGAGATGTCGAAAACCTATGAAGGGCAGACCCTGTTCTTTTGAACCCATGCTGCCTTTTGGTCCATTCTTCGCCTGTTAAAGAGTGGATGTTAGAAAGTATAGTCATTGCTAGTTTAGAGTCGGGTTCAACAAACCAAGAGATAGCATCTCTAAGACGTGTAGCTCTTTTAATCAGTGGGACTTTGCTTTCCCTTTCCCAAGGCTGCAAAATAGATGTAGATTCAGATGTTTTAGACCCTAGATAAGCAGGCAATGGTCCCCGTGAACTAAAGACGTCATGGATCCCGTCTGGACAATGCACAGAAACATAATTGAACCCTGATGTGTTACATGGTGCACAAGGAGTCTCTTTTCGATGTTGTGGACCCAACATTTCTAATGGATGGGGTACAGTTGTCCCAATAACTGTACGGCCCCAGGATTTGTATCTTAATGTGTCAGCATGAGTAGCTGAACATGTCCACATTTTACATGATCCCCTTCTCAAATGAAGTTTCCCTAAATGTGTCAAAGAGGATACCTCACTCCTCACAATCAAATCATCCAATTCCCTATGATACTTTTTCTTAAAGGAGTTCCGAATAGTACGAGAATTTTGAAATAGACTGATGAGCCCGTCTGCGACTCCCAAAAAAGTGCCTGATTTGAATTCACTTAAAAATCTAGGGAACAGAGGATTTATTGACCATAAGAAACTTCTGAGCCGATCCTCTTCATGATACAAATATATGGTTGCATCCTTAATCACCTGGTTCCTGATGGTTTGTCTTGATTCGATTAAGCATTTTTTAACCTCAGTCTTTAACAAGTTCGCTGGACTCATTCCCATAGCGATGTTCAGAGAGGTTGGATCTTCTACTAGCTTGTCTATGTGAGTTATTCGAAACTTGGCTATCTCGGGGTTTCCAAATACTGCACTCATCTCCTTCAGATGCTCACTTCGAGCATGTACATGGATGAATCTCCAGAATGAGAGACTTTCTGTTACGGGATCTGGGAAGGCTCTAATCAAAAACCTGGACAAAGACATGCCCGACACTCCTCCAATGGAAGGGTCCAAATACAACATGGCGTATTTGAAAGTAGAACTGTGCAAGCCCGGTATCTTATCTTGAACTTCATACAATGATTGACGAAGAGCAGGATCATGCATCATCAACAAGAGTCTAGCAAATGTCCCAAAATAATTGTACTGTATCATGGCATTGATTGGGTTCTCAGCAAAATGAGCTACGGTGAGAGCATTTGTGGAAACTGAGCTCATTATATTAGCACAAGTGGGTATTTGGTCATTGGTGACACAAGTCACTCGTGACCATCTCTTGGTCTCTAACCCTCTAATCACTCCACGGAAAATCGGTATTTTTCCATAATTCAAGTAATCTGCAGATTGCATAGTCTCATCGTCATTTATCAAAAGTCCTAACTTCCCTGTCCCTATTTTGATTGCAGTCATAATTTTCTCATTATTAGAAACCATTTGATTGAGAGCACCCTGTAATTCTACAACGTTTCTCGATTTCTTCGTTTTATACTGTGTGCAAATAACTTGATTATCACCTTGTGCCAAGACTTTGACAGCAGTGTTTCTGATTTTAGCCTCTCTTTGAATAACCAGTAGATTGAGGATAGTCCATCCTTTTTGCCGTAGACCTTCCAGTCCACCCTCTTGTCCTTGCCAACAAACTCGTTGGGAGGTTGAATTGATCAGTGTGTTGTTGTGAACACGCATCAAGTCTGGTCTTCCATTGTAGTATATAAGACTTTTCTCAAAAAATTCATGAGTTCTCTCGATTAAGGATGGATAACCTAAGAACTGGCCCATAACTCGGAACACTGGGCCGTTTGATAACTTCCTTTGGTGGTTATTCCATTTTTCGTAATCAATGTGATTGGCTATGCAAATTGCCTCATATGACTTCAATCCTTGGCCGGATGAGGAATCTAACATCTTTTTAATGACTGCAGTTAGATCGTCCGCCATTGTCAGGCCTTTAAACATAGGGACGAAATGAGTCTTTATCAAATATTCGGTAATTACAAAGTATTCTCGCAATTTCCAAGACATTAGGGAGAAAAATCTACCTGCCAACTTCAGTTCCCTCTCCTTTCCTTTAAGACCAATAATTAGATCATCATCATCTAAGCCCTTCTCATCAATCTCTTTAAGAAATTCTTTCCAATTGGTAGCCTTTGTGTCCAACATAGTCTGCAACACCTTTTTACTAGGGATAGGAGTGTTCGGATTCATTCGGACATGTTTCAACACCTCTGACCTATTCATTGAATGACTTTTGTCAGAGTATATTATCGATGGGTCTAGTAAGTCGGGTATTTCAAAACATTTAATCAGCGGAAGTTCATGCCATTTATCTCCAAAATCTTGAACTTGAGCAGCTGTGGGCCATGTATTTTCTTTAACATGACTTTTAAAGGGATGATCATGAGGGAGCAAGTCTCCATTCACGAACCACTTTTTATGATCATTGAACTGTTGAAATAGAACAATCCGAGCTAAATCACTTGCAAGTGCTTTTGCATATGACACATCAATATCTTTCTTCATGGTTACTTGGGAATGTAATTTTTCTAGTCCAGTGTAATAATCTATAAAAGGATGACCCCAATGTCTGAACGATCCATAAATCACCAGTGTGAGATCCACTGTTTTCACACTCATTATCTGATCATGGAGGAATCTTATACCTCGGTCAATTTTTGCCCCTTCATCAACAGAAGTCTTGATATGATTTTCAAAATGAGGGAATTGTGGGACTAAAGGCCTTGATTCTCTTGCTAATTTCATCAGCTTCAAGTTGCATATCGGTTCCACCATTTTAATCAAGTCATAAGAAAAATTTCCCTGCCTCTCCACAATTTTATCTCCAATTCTGTAGATATTTAGAAGGGAGAAGATGTCTTGCTCTGAGAACAGGTTGTCTATTCTACATACCATGGATAGCACCGTTTGCATCCTCCCTATAATCACATCTTTGACCATTAACAGAAAGTTTCGGTCCATTAGAATATCAAGTTTCTTGAAGTAAGCCCATCCTTCTGAAATAAAAGTAGGACCCAAGCTGGGAACCCTAATCCTGCATATGTTCGTTCCATGAGAACTTCTTCTGACTTTGCCTTTGAAAGTCCTCGCCAAGTTGAGCAATTCCACCTCAGAGACAGCATTTAAGATTAATGTCAACTTGTGTAAGTCCAAAAACTTTTGACACAAATAAGCGAGAATTTTGAATGAGTCAGTCCATCTTTCCTTTTTGATGTATTCAATTGGTTTGTTGCCCCAGCCGCGGATGAAGGTCTCCACCACGTCAAATGTTATTTCTGCCTCTTTGTCCACTTCATGTAAAAAACTATACCCTTGACTGGCATCATGATTATCAGACATTAACCAACTTCCCATCCATTTATGCATCTGAGATGTTGAGATGGGATTGGCTTGACATGATGTTAACATCTCAAGAACTCCATCCCAGTTCTTACTATCCCACATCGAGGGAATCGGAAGAGAATTGAATTTCCTGATCAAATTGTCAATATCATCACTAATTAGAGGAGAATTCAAATTGTAATCAGCATGATTCAAGTACGTCATGCGCTCATCGGGATTCAGGAATTCTCTTGTGGCATAGTCATCTTCATTGAAATCATTGAACTCGTCGGTCTCAAAATCGTGGACTTCCATGATTGCTGTTAGTTTTTTTCATAAAAATTAAAAACTCAAATATAATTGAGGCCTCTTTGAGCATGGTATCACAAGTTGATTTGGTCCAAACATGAAGAATCTGTTGTGCAGGATTTGAGTTACTTTCCAAGTCGGTTCATCTCTATGTCTGTATAAATCTGTCTTTTCTTGGTGTGCTTTAATTTAATGCAAAGATGGATACCAACTCGGAGAACCAAGAATAGTCCAATGATTAACCCTATGATAAAGAAAAAAGAGGCAATAGAGCTTTTCCAACTACTGAACCAACCTTCTACAAGCTCGATTGGATTTTTGGATAGCCCAGTATCACCAAAAAATAAACTCTCATCATCAGGAAGTTGCGAAGCAGCGTCTTGAATGTGAGGATGTTCGAACACCTGAGCCTTTGAGCTAAGATGAAGATCGGAGTCCAACATACCATGTCCAATCATGTATAAAGGAAACTTATATCCTGAACTGGTCCTCAGAACTCCATTGGGTCCAATTTCCACGTCTTCATATGGTGCCCAGTCATCCCACAGTTCCCTTTCTGTGGTAGTTCCACTGATCATTCCGACCATTCTTGAGAGGATTGGAGCAGCAATATCGACTCTGATGTATCTGGTCTCAAAGTATTTTAGGGTACCATTGATTATGGTGAAAGCAGGACCGGTTCCTGGGTTTTTAGGAGCAAGATAGCTGAGATCCACTGGAGAGATTGGAAGACCCGCTCTGATTTTGCTCCAGGTTTCTTGGCAGAGGGAATAATCCAAGATCCTCTCAACGTCCTGAATTAGACTTACATCCACTGAGGTCTGAGATGGAGCAGAGATACTTGACCCTTCTGGGCATTCAGGGAATCTGGCTGCAGCAAAGAGATCCTTATCAGCCATCTCGAACCAGACACCTGATGGGAGTCTGACTCCCCAATGCTTGCAGTATTGCATTTTGCAGGCCTTGCCTCCAGTTTCATAAGCAAAGTAGTTACTTCTGAACCCTGTGCCCTCCTTTCCCAGGGATGATAGCTCTCCGTCCTCTGAGAAGAAGGTGATGTCCATGGAAATGAGGTTAGAATCACATAGCCCTTTGACCTTATAGTCAGAATGCCAGGTTGTAGAGTTATGGACAGTGGGGCATATGTAATTGCTGCATTTTCCGTTGATGAACTGTGAATCAACCCATTCTCCTGTGTATTCATCAACCAGCACATGGTGAGGAGTCACCTGGACAATCACTGCTTCGGCATCCGTCACAGTTGCATATCCACAACTTTGAGGAGGGAAGCCTGGATTCAGCCAAGTTCCTTGTTTCGTTTGTTCAATGCTTTCCTTGCATTGTTCTACAGATGGAGTGAAGGATCGGATGGACTGTGTTATATACTTCGGTCCATACCAGCGGAAATCACAAGTAGTGACCCATTTGGAAGCATGACACATCCAACCGTCTGCTTGAATAGCCTTGTGACTCTTGGGCATTTTGACTTGTATGGCTGTGCCTATTAAGTCATTATGCCAATTTAAATCTGAGCTTGACGGGCAATAATGGTAATTAGAAGGAACATTTTTCCAGTTTCCTTTTTGGTTGTGTGGAAAAACTATGGTGAACTTGCAATTCACCCCAATGAATAAAAAGGCTAAGTACAAAAGGCACTTCATAGTGTCAAGGAAACAGATCGATCTCTGTTAGTTTTTTTCATAGGGATAGAAAAGACAGGATATTAGTTGTTCGAGAGGCTGGAATTAGGAGAGACTGAGTAAACCGGGGATTGTTCAGAAGCTAGAAGTTAGACTAGCTCATTTGAAGTGGCTGATAGAATCCAGGACCCACGCTCCAGATGCCTTTTTCTCGACAATCAGGCCAAACATTAAGGCCTTCTCTCTGAAATCAGAAAATTTGGAAGAATTGAAATGATCCCAGATCATAGGAGCTGCTTCCAGTGACTCATCATCGTAGATGGTCATTGTGAGCTCAATCGTTCCCTTGTAAAGACCTATATTGAATGGTCTTCTGAAGTGCTCTGGTACATTGAGCATGGGAGGGGTCTTCCCCATCCTATGTGGCAAATAAGCCCTGCCTTCGCAGTGAGTGTGATACTCTGGTTGACCTTGATCTGCCAATACCGCTGGAGTGGCCTTTAGATTAGAAGAACCCAAAAAAGCCAAGATTTTGTAGAAGGGACGTTTCCCTGCCATTCCGATGTACATGTGATCCCAATGGGATACAGCGGCTGCCACATCTGAGTATGTTCTGAACGGACGATTAGATCTAACCGTCATTTTCACTGTAAAGAAGAATTTCTCATATCTTAATTGATTCGGATCATAGGTGTCCATCTCGTCAACTCCAAAATAGGATTTGTCAATTGGAGCGCTCGGAGCATACTCCATGCTAGTGTCCTCTTCATAAGGGGGTGGTGCGATCCCTAATTTCTTAGATTTCTTACCTTTCCCCTTCAGACCGAGAATCTTCTTTAAGGAACTCATGATGAATGGATTGGGATAACACTTAGATCGTGATATCTGTTACTTTTTTTCATAGTCTACAGAGAATATTTGACTCTCGCCTGATTGTACAACTTTTTGTATCTCAGGCCGAGCAGGATGGCCTCTTTATGAGACATTCGTCCGTCACCTCCGACAGAGATGAACTCTCCTCTAGATGAGAACAATTCATCCAAGGATATGGTGAGAGGCTGAAGACTTGCTTTCTTGGGTTGGAAAGTCATGGATGTCTTTGAGAGAGACCAAACATCTGATACTGCTTCTGATTGGGACGGATGTGTGTTCATCACTGGAGTGACCTTATATACATCCGGAGTTATCTGGCGCTCCTTCATAATGACCCCTTCTCCCGATGCTTCAAATGTGCACTCTGCCAGATTCCAGTATTTGGCACTTTGCACGACTGCTTTAATCGTCGAAAGCCACTGGGATTTCTGCTCTCCACTTAAACCCTCTGGCGATGTCAACCGTAAGGTCTTTCCATGCTCGTCAGATTCAAGCTCAGGTGGTTTCCAGTCCGAAGTAAATACAACATCCACTTCCTCATCTGCATAGTCATCTAAAGGCCCCTGTATAAAGCCTTCAACTTGCTCAGCTTCTGGATCCTGTGCATACAAACCTTGATTGTCTTCAATTTCTGGTTCAGATTCTGTGTCAGAATCATCTGCTGCCTGAAAATAAGAGGGCTTAGTATGCTCTTCCACTCCATCCTCTTGGAACAACTCATAATTGGACTTTTCAGCTCGTTGTGCTTCGATCTCATCTATCTCTCCTACCGCCTGATCCAGACGAGAATAGGACTTGAGATACTCACGAACTTTTGTGAGATTATCCATGATATCTGTTAGTTTTTTTCATATGTAGCATAATATATAATAGGTGATCTGAGAATTATAGGGTCATTTGTCAAATTCTGACTTAGCATACTTGCCAATTGTCTTCTCTCTTAGGCCTTGCAGTGACATGACTGCTCTTTTCGCATACTGCATCATATCAGGAGTCGGTTTTCTGTTTTGATCTTCAAACCATCCGAGCCATTCGACCACATCTCTGCCTTGTGGCGGTGCATTAGTCGTCAATCCTCCGGTACTATCATCTGGAGTGTATTTGTTATCTCCAACACAAAACTGTTGTGCCAAGTCGGCAGAGGATCCTACTGCATAAGCGTACAACAAACCTGCTGTAGTAAGAGATGTATACTCAATGTCATCAGGCTGTCGGGCATTCCTTGCTCTGGTGGATCTGAGCAGAAGAGCTGTCAATTGCCCCCAGAAGTGGAAGGCAGGGTTTTTGACGGAAGAATATGGAGACTTAGAAGACAATCCAAAGTCGATCAAATAAGGCATGTATGAATCGGCCTTGTCAATTTCTTGGCCTGGAAGCATCATTTGGACCATTTCATCTGCAACTTCTCGGTTCAAGATCCAGGTCGTTACATCTTCTGTAGACATTCCGGTTATTTTGCAGAGGTGTCCAAATGTTGCCAATGCAGCACAATCTTTGAATCTGGAAACAATAGTTCCGTATCTGAACGAGGCACATTCATGTTTTTTGAACATGTGGAAGAACATGTCCACTGCAGCGACAATTTTTGTGTAATTACTGTCATTTCCCCACACATCAAAAATGTCACGACCTTCTGGCACAAGAGGTTCAAACTGTTCATTGATCATTTTGCATTGATTTGTCAGCCCATCCATGAGCTTTTTTCTGTATTCAGGCATTTGTGTTCTGCCCACTCTGTATAAGCCAAGTAGATACAAAGGCAACCATTTGTCATCTGCGCTGGTTCTGGAAGCATCCGATACTCCATCTGGAAGTACGCCGTCCAGGGCTTTCAAGGATACAAGGTCAAATATTCCGATTGTATCCCCTGCTTTCCCGATGTTTATTCCGAAACTTGACCAATCTTTATCCAACTTACCCCGGATGTCCTTTAATGCTCCATACAAGTAGCTGTTGACATGTATGATTGATACATTTCCGGATTTGAGGCCTTGGTAGACATATCCTCTTAGATCTGACAAACTTTTTGTAGTATTGATGTAAAGAGGAATCTCCTTTGATTTTCTGAAGTAATCTGCCGGGTATTCCACTGGATCCTCATTTGCAGGAAGTTTTGGAACTATGACTGTGTTGTCAATGATTCTCTTGACTGTAACAGACATTTTGATTACTGTTAAAGTTTCTCCTGAGCCTTTTAATGATAATAATGGTTTGTTTGTCTTCGT